TCAAGGTTACACTACTAATACCGGTACAGTAACATCTGTTGGTACAGGAAATATTCATACACTAGCTGTATCTGGTACTACCGCGATTACTTTTACACCTAATGTTGGTGCTGTTACAGACGGGGGAGGAAACCTTGCTACTGGTGATCACATATACGATCATGTTACTACTAGAATATCAGGTTTACTACCTTTAACTGGTGGTACAATGACCGGTAGTTTAACTATAGATGGTCAAGGAAGTAGTAGTGATGTGTTAAAACTAAAAGGTAGTGCAAGAATTCAACTAGAAAATGCAAGTGCAACCGATAGTTTTTATATATCTAACACAGGAGGTAGTGGCGCTTCAACTTTAGATTTAGGTGGTGCTTTAAGTCTTGTTGAAAATGGAGCAGCAACTTTTGCAGGAACTGTTACTGTGCCTACTGATATAATACACAGTGGAGATACTAACACAATGGTTAGATTTACTAGTGACAACATAAGGTTACAAGCTGGTGGAAACAACACATTAGAGTTAGCTGGGGCAAATGCAACTTTTGCAGGTAGCGTGCATTGGGACTTAAGTTCTGGAGAATATTCTGGAGATCCAAGAGCACTTGTTACTGGTTATAGTAGTAGTAATTATGGTGGAATAGGTTATAATATTGCTTTTAACTCAAATGGAACTCATCAAAGAGTATTTAATGATATTCCTACATGGATTAATTTTCACAATGGTATAGTTCTTTATTCTTCTGCGGCTGGAAGTGCAGGTTCAACTATTACTTGGACTGAAATTTTAGAAGCACAAACAGATGCTTTTCAATATAAGGGGCAAGATATATACCATACTGGCAACAGTAGTGGATTATTGAACTCAAACGTAACGTTGAGTAGTTTGGGTGCGGCTGCTTCTTCCCACTCACATGCTTATTCTTCTATAACTGGTAAACCTACTACATTTGCACCTATAATTGGAACCACTTCAACTACAGCAATGGCTGGTAATACTTCTATCCCATCAATAGCAGGTTTAGCAAGCACATCTTACGTAGATACAGCTGTAGCAAATATAGTAAACTCAGCACCTGCTGCTTTAAACACATTAGATGAGTTAGCAGAAGCATTAGGTGATGACTCCGCTTTCTCAACAACAGTAAGTACAGCTTTAGGCAATAGAGTTAGGGTAGATACAGCTAGTCAAGGTTTAACTAATACTGAAAAATCAAACGCTAGAACAAATATAGGTGCTCAAGTAGCTGGCACTTACTCTACAGCTACTGGTGTGGCAAACAACGCTGACGTTACTCCATCATGGGTACCGGCAAATGATCCAAGTTATTTAACATCATCATCTACACAGTCAAAATATTTAAGGTCTGATGAGCATGATTCAACAGGGTCTACTATAACCTCTACTAATGGTTTAGGTTTTAAAGTTGATTCATCTGGTTCTGCTAGAATAGAAATAGAAAGTGGAGGAACTTCTTGGGCTTATTTAAGATTAAGAGATGATTCTACTGTATCATGGGATCTTGGTTCTGAAAATGGTGGAGATTTTGAAATAAGACCAGGAGGTAGTGGAACTAATGGTTATCACTTCAACTCTAGTGGTGTTTTTACATCAGGAGATGCTTTTACATCTACAAAAGGTAATACAGCATACGATCATTCACAAGCTGCTCATGCACCATCAAACGCTACTGCGAACACAGCTACTGAATACTATAGGCAAACAGCGACTGGAGCTTCTTCTGCGTTAGGCCCTGGTTGGATTACCGTTGCTTACAATGATAGCAGTAGACATCATGGAGAAATAATTGTTTCTGACTATGAGTCAGGCGATCATTCTTTTATAAGAATAGATTGGATGCGTAGCTATGCTGATAGTAATTTTACTGTACTAAATGTTGGTGGGCATACTAATCAAATAACAGGAGTAAGAGTTTTACAACAAAATAGTGATACCACATATGGTAATAAAAAACTACAAGTGTATGTTGCGGCTAATAGTATATATGGAGTTAGAATACATACTCTAGGAACGCCACGTGGGTATAACGTTCACACAGTTGTTAACGCGTCATCTATTGAAAATACTATTAGTGGTTATTCTGTAAAAGGTAATGAGCTAACAGGTCTTGACCAATCAAGCTTAGCGGCAGAACAAGGCATAACTGCTGGGGGTAAAATAACTGGTGCAGAGCTAGAAGGCACAAGTTTAGATATAAACGGTAACGCTGATATATCAGGTAATTTAACTATGTCTGGTAATGGTAACGTAGTAATGGGCACTGGACAGCTTAAATTTGCTGATGGTGGAGATATTTATTTAGGTGATAGCAATGATTTAAAATTATACCATGATGGTAGCAACTCGTATATAGAAGAGTCTGGTACTGGTAATTTAAAAATCAGGACTAGTGCATTAAATGTCATGAACGCTGCAAATAGCGAAAACATGATAAGCGCTACGGAAAATGGAGCCGTTACTCTTTATTATGATAACGCTTCAAAACTAACAACAGCTTCTGGTGGGATTAATGTTACTGGTACTATAACATCAACTGGTCAGATAACTGGTGCAGAACTAGAAGGTACTAGTTTAGACATTAATGGTAACGCTGATATATCAGGTAACTTAACTGGAGTAGATAGTGTAACTGCTAGCGCAACTGTTCAGGCTGAACACTTGTATTCAACAGATGATTTAGTTGTTGATGATGATGCCACTATTAGTGGTGATTTAACAGTTAGTGGTGTTAACTACGGCTTGTATCATGGATCAACGGAAGATGGTTATTACCATGATAATTACAATGGTGCTAGAAACTTAAGCATGATACTTAAAAACCAAAGAGCAGATATTATTAGGTACCAAGCTGTAGACAATTTTGAATACTGGAATGGTAGTGCTTGGGTAGCTGATTCGTCGCAAGAAGATAATGTAAAAAAACTACTTGATGGTAGGCAAGATACAGGGTGGAATGTTCCATCAACTTATTATAAATTTAGATTTACAACAAATCAAACTAGTGGTTGGCCTCTTAGAGCGAATATAGGTATACAAACTAGTTGGACTGGATCTACATTTGAGGGTTGTCAAATGTTGGTAGAGCATTATGAAAGTAGTGCTTGGGTTTTACACGTTACAGCGGAGTTTGGTGGTAGTGGCACATCTCTCAACTCTAATGATAACGGTATAGACGATTGGGGTTTAATGTTTAAAGCAGACAGTGCTTTACATGATGGGCAGGGTAGTTCAGCAGACACAACTAGAATAACAATTGATTTTTATGGTTGGACACCTTCCAATAACTCTTATACAACTATACCACTACAAAATATATTTATAACTTCTAATTACGCTGGTACAGAAAACACTGATTATACTAATCTGTTAGATTATGATAGAAACGCAACTTTTGCAGGTAGAATTTTAAATACTTATACTGGGACGTCAACTCATGAATTAATTAACGCAACAAGTAATGGTACTGTGTTACAACTTAGATCTACAGGTGATAACAGGTATCTTTATTTCCAAACTGATCATATATACAGCAACGGTAATTTATATATAGGTAATAATTCTTATCAAACTAACTTTAGAGGCTCATCATATGATTTTGCAAACGGTAACGCAACTTTTGCAGGTGATATAACTGTAAGTGGTGGAGATATTACACTTGGAGGAACCGGTAGAATACAAGGAATAGACACGGTTACTGCTAGTACAGACGCAGCAAGTAAGGCTTATGTTGATGGTGCGGTTATAGCAAACACTGATACACAAGACTTAAGCATATCTGGAAGGGTAATTAGCTTGACAAATGGTGGTAATGTTACGGTACCAGAAACAACTATTCCAACAATACCATCAGGTAATCAAATTATAGATTGGACAGCGGCAAATGCTGGAACAATACACACAAGTAATTATATTGAAAACGTTGATTACGTATTACCAACCGCTGCCGCAAACACACTTGGTGGTGTTAAAGTTGGTAGTAACTTAAGTATTTCAGCTGCGGGTGTTTTATCTGCTACTGACACTAATACTGTTTACACTCACCCGACAACTGCTGGTAACAAACACATACCATCAGGCGGTGCAAGTGGTCAGTTTTTAAAATACTCATCAAGTGGTACAGCTGTATGGGCAACGCCTTCTTATATAGCCAACACTGACACAGTTGATATGGGTGATGGATTTAAAATTGCTAACTCTAGTGGAACAGATCAATTTACAGTAACAGAAAATGAAGAAATTAGGTTTGCTGGTAGTGGAGCAACATCAGTATCGTTTGATTCATCTACCCAAAAAGTAACAATTAATTCTCCTGCAGAAACGTATACGGCTCACGAAAGTATATCGCAAGCAACATCAAACTTAAACAATTCAGGTAGAACTTATATACAAGATATAACTTTAGATAGTAATGGACACGTAACTGCAGTAGGAGTAGCATCTGAAAGTAATCAAACATCTGTATCAGGTTCTTCAGGTTCGTGTACAGGTAATGCTGCTACAGCCACAACAGCTACAAACGCTGACAATGTTAAAACAACGTCAGTTAGTAATTCTTTTGAATATTTTGGAGTTTTTGTTGATGCTAATGGAAATGGATACCAAGATCTTCATGTTGGTGCTGGTTTAAAATATAATCCATTTGGTGACACGTTAACAACTGGTAAAATAACTTCAGACACGGTAAGAATTGTTGAAGATGCAAAAAGTACTGGTATTGACGGTACAGCTGGTGCTGGTCAAGCTTGTATGACTATTACTGGTGCTGGTGCTGGTAACGAGTCTAATATTACTCTTAAACTAGTAGGTACATCACATGGTAGTCCTGTTAAGATAAAAATGACAGCAGAAGATACAGAAGGTAATGGAGCTGGTAATGGTATGATTTCTTACCATCCAGATACAGATACACTTGGTATAGGGCAAACTACAACACATAACTCGATGGCTATGTTAATAAACAACAGTGATGTTGTATCGTTTAAAAACCAAGCTACATTTACTAATGGTATTGATGTAACATCAGCTGTTAACTCAACAAGCAAAACAACTGGTACAGTTAAAATTGCTGGTGGTGTAGGTATTGTTAAAACACTAAATGTTGGTGCAGATGTAGTTGCTTACGCATCATCTGACAAAAGATATAAAGATAATTTACAAGCTATAACAAACCCTATTGATAAAGTTAAAAGCTTAACTGGATATACATTTACTTGGAATGACAAGCACGAACAATTTAATGGCAATAATGATATTGGAGTTGTTGCTCAGGAAGTTGAAAAAATATTACCTGAAATAGTTGATACAAGAGATGATGGTTATAAAGCTGTTAAATATGAAAAGATGGTTGCTTTATTGATAGAAGCTGTCAAAGATCAACAAAAACAAATTGATGAACTAAAAGCGATTGTAGATGGTAATTCCAAGTAGTGGTGCGATAAGTCTTGCTGGTATAAAAAATGAAGTAGATGAAGATGACTACACTGCTGGAGAGTCGTACACAAATATATCATTAACAGGTATAGTAGATGAAACAGATTTAAACGCAAACAGCGCTTCAGCACCTAACCAATCAACACCGCATGCTATGTCTGAGTGGTATGGATATGATCACGACGCTGCAGCTTCGTTTGTTAATGCTAAAGCTGTATCTAAAACATTATCAACTGGTACTGGTAATAGTATTAACTTTGTTGACACTGATGATACATTTAATTTTACAGGTACTACAGCGTGGTCAATATCATTTTGGGTTAAAGCAGGTTGGACAGTTAATTTAAATACTAACATACATTTTTTTATTGGCCAAAAACAAAATGCTTCATATCAGTTGTCAGATATGATTAAAGTTATATATACTGAAAGTACAAATAGAATACGTCTGCAGTACGGTAACAAAACAACAGCATCTGATGCTTGGACTAAACAAGGTGAATGGTTGTTTCATTCTAACTCAGGTGCTTATGCAGCTGGTTATGCCGCAGCTGGTTTAGGTAGTACGTTTTGGAGCGCTAGTAATAGAGGTTATGTAAACAGTGATAACTATACAATGATAACTGTTACTAAATCAACAACAAATGGTACCAGTGGAATGAAGTTATATTGGAATGCTAACAATGCTGGTGCTCCACCAATCACTTACACTTCTGGTAGTGGTAGTCCAGCAATGAGTACTACTAATAATAGAAGTTGGAGTGTTGGTTCTAACGGTGTTGCAAATGGTGAAACAAAAACTGGTGATGGTTCAGCGACGGTTTACAATGATTTAACTATGTGGAATAAAGAGCTAAGTGCTAGTGAGGTCTCGTCGTTGTACAATAGTGGTACGGTAATAGATGCTACAACTCATAGCGCTGCAAGTAATTTGGTAGGTTATTGGAAGTGGGAAGGTAATGGTAATGCCACTGTATCAAATGACAACTTCACAATATCAGGTGGCTCAGCAATAGTAAATAAATAATATGAATTATTATATAGTAACAAAAGAAACATTCGAATTAGTAGATAAATCACAAGTGCATTTCATGAGAAAAAACTTGGATAAAACTAAAAGATTAATAGCAACAACAGAAAATGTTGAAGAAAGAATTAGGAAGTTTAATAATATAAATACTTGTTCTAGTTATACATTTACAAATCATAGTGATTGGGTTGGTGATGGGACTGGTATTGATTTAGAAGAACTTGAAGAAGGAGGATATATCTCTGAAGTAGACGACTAAGACAATAGCTCCTTAAAACACAAGCAAAGTGTGTAATAATATAAATAACAATAAAATTAACTTAAATTAAATAAAATGGCAAAAAGAAAAACCCCTAAAATGGATAAGATAAAATCAATAGAAACTTCTGAATTAGAAACAATTCAAGATTTAGTTTCAAAAACAAATCAAGGTAACTTAGAAGTGGGTAGACTTGAAACACAAAAACATAGAATAATACACGCTATGCAAGAGAACGATAAGGTTATGCAAGCGTTACAAGAAAAACTAGAAGAAAAATACGGAAAGGTTAATATAGATATTAAGACAGGTGAGATTTCACCCCTTGAAGTAGAAACAACAATTTAAAAAATAAAAAATGGCAAAAAATTCATTACATGACTTAGCATCTGGTGCTTTTGGGCAAAACGGATCAGTGTTTATAAACAGTCAAAATACTGTTAAACCAAACGATATAGATCAATATTTCCACGCTATCACTTTTGTTACAAACACACAGTTTCAAAATAATGCAGATGGTTTGGTTTCTAACGTGTCTGAACGTGCAACAAGAACCACAACTACTAGTGCATTAACTGACGTAAGCATGTCTTTTAATAGTACAAACGGTGGTGAGCTAGGTACTGGTGGTTCTCCTACTGGAACAATTGTATTTCCAGCTGGTCTAACTATTTATGGTAGATGGTCACAAATTAAGCTTCAAAGTGGTCAGTGTGTAGCTTATTTAGAAAGCTAACATGGCTAAAACATCAGGATTACCTTTAGGTTTAATATGGAGAGACTTTGCAACAGACTGGCCAGCACAGGCTTATCCTGCAGGTCCAACACCTTGTACTGTTCAACAAATTAATACAAGTGGAACAAGAGGAGTTTATAGAATGACTTTAGACGCTGGTACAGATGTTGGTGTTGTGCGTATAACATTTAACACTGGTGCTTACTTACTTCCTGGTGATGTAAGTGGTGGCCCAGCTAGAACTGCTAATTCTTTAGGTGACAGACTTGTTTGGAGTCATGGTATATATAATAACCAAGATTCTGGATCTAGTATTGGTGGAAGTTTTTTTGAAAACTCAATAACAGGAACTGGAGATGTGCCTATTATTACTAAAGACAGCGAAAATCTTACAACCGCTTCAAATTTAGAGCGAGTTAGGCAATTAGGGTTTATAGGTGGTGAAAAATTTTACGTAAAAAATGTAGCTGGTGTTGGTGTAAAAATTATAGCTATTAGCAACTTAAGGGGATCAGTACCAAGTTCTCCCGCGCATTATGCTAATACTACCGGTGCTAGTGGTGGTACTTTCACACAAAGTTCAGATGGTGTATACACTAATATAGATTTGTTTGATTGGGACGACACATTAAACAGTGGTGCTGGTGGTTTTGTAAACACATCAAATACAACCGGTGTACGAACCAATGTTGGTCCTTATTCTGGGTGGAAAGATAGAAATAGTGTCTACCCTAAAGTTACAATATACCCGAACATGAAAACTCATGATAACACTGATGATGGTGATTATTTTGATTTAGAAACCGCTTGGCCGTCGTCTGGTACTCTTGGTTTGCAACTACACACTGCTGGTCAAACTAATAGTATTCAACAAAGCGAAATGTATTACCCAAGTTTTCACGCCAATAGAAACAACACGTATTGCGTTCCTGTTGTGCCAGGTAATTCAAGTAATGGTATTGTTACATTGACTATTGAAGCACCATTGTTTGGTACTTGGTTTGGTATTGCTTACGGATGTCCAATAGATATGGAGGTTGATGATAGTGGTAAACACAAATTAACTAGATCAGCGGTAACAACTAATTGGAATCAAACATGTAATAGAGGAGGTTCTGTTGCAGATGTATATCACATGCCAGTAGACGCTTACGGCGGTGTTAATCCCGCTTCTGTAGGTAGAGATGAAAATGGTATTCCTTTAAAAACAATAAACACTTATTCACCGGATTTAGACCATGACGACGACCACAGTGGTGTGCCAATGGGTCATAGAGTTGTTTCTGAAGTTAGAGGTTCTGATGGTAGAGATTTGTGGGAAAACCTAGTTACTACTAAATATATAACTGAAAACGGTAGAGGTTCTTGGAAAACAGCCATGACTGGTGGTACTGATCCAGACACATTAATAAGAGATTGGTACGGAATGGAAGATTGTGTAGAAACCACAGGTGGTTTTACTTTTCCAGCAAGTGATCAAATAGCTTGCCCTAGTTTTTCTGTTGTAAGTGGAGCACCTTCAACTGCAGCGGCAGTTCCTGAGATAGGTGATTTATTAGTTACTGGTGATGACAATACTTTTGGTAACAATGGTGTAACTAGTAATGTAACTGTTACAGCTGTTAGTGGCCAAACAATAACGGTTAGTGGTATGTCAATGACAACTTCAGCAGCTTTTAGTGGTTTAACACCTACACTTACATTTGTAAAAATGGGAGACATACAAACAAAAGGTTATCTTAACCCTACTGTTTACAATGGCAGCACTACAGATCTTAGCACTATACCTGGTCAACCAGCGGGTGATATAGGCATAAGAGATTATTTGTTTGAAGATAGGTATGGTGCAACGCCATTACCTGATGGTTTTTACAAGATAATTGATAAAAACGGCGTTAACAATGGTAATGGTGGTAAGAAAAGAGTTAAAGTAAAAGACGGTATAATAATAAAATGTAGAAACTGCTTTGGTTCTGTAAAAAGTAGATAATAATAAAATAAAATAAAATGAGTAAACTAATACGAAAAATAAGTATTGGTAAAGATTATAAAAATGACGCAATGCACTACTCTGTTGGGCAAGAGGTTTATGGCGGGCATACTATATGTGACATTTTAGAATCTGAAACTAAATACAGTGTTTATATTAAAAAAGGAAAAGATGTTTTACCTTGGAAAGATTTTAACAAAAACATGGCTGTATCTGTAGAATATAACTTACAGTATTAATGAAAGCTGTATATGATTTTATAATAAGTCCAGTAAAACAAAGATACAACAACACTAAAAAAGTAGGTGATAAAGAATTAATATTAAATACAGAGATATTTAATCACAAGTATGTTAGTAGAAATGGTATTGTTAATAAAGTTCCTAGAATAAACTATACTAACATAAAAGTTGGAGATGAAGTTGTAGTTCACCACAACGTGTTTAGAAGATGGACTAATCAACATGGTATTGAAAAAAATAGTAGATCTTTTTTAAATGAAAACGAATACTTAGTATCTCAAGACCAAATATATATACACAGAAGTATTGGAGGTGATTGGAAAGCTTTAGATGGTTATTGTTTTGTAAAACCTATAAAATCAATAGATAATTTTAGTGCTGACACAGAAAAACCTTTAGTAGGCGTTATGAAATACGCTGACAAATCATTAATTGAAAATGGCATTAACAATGGTGATTTAGTAGGCTTTAGTCCCGATGATGAATATGAATTTGTTGTTGATGGAGAAAAGATGTATAGAGTTATGTCACAATTTATTACAATTAAATATGAATATCAAGGAAACGAAGAAGAATATAATCCAAGCTGGGCATAGAGCAGTTGAAGAACTGATTAAAGTTGCTAAAGAAGACATTGTTGATAGTGACGATGACATATCAGCTGACAGGTTGAAAAATGCTGCGGCAACTAAAAAACTAGCTATATTTGACGCATTTGAAATACTTAACAGAATACAAGAAGAAGAAAACTTGCTTGAGGGAAAAACACCTGAAGAGGAAGAGAAAAAAGTCTTTAGAGGATTCGCAGAAGGCAGATCTAAGTAATGTACGAGCAAAATTTAATTAAAATAGTAGAGCCGATAAAAAAAACTACTATAAACAGATTAAACAAAAGTAAAAAGTGGAAGTACGGTTATAACAAAGAACATAACATTGTTGTTATATCTAAAAGCGGTCAAATAGGAGATATAGTTGAAATACAAAATTTTCAAATAGCATTGCCAAAGCAAACTAATGTTTATGTTAATGAAAATAAAAAATGGGAACAGTTTGAATACCCAAAAGAATTAAGTAGACTTAAAAACATATTTGATTGGCGTAGTTATCCTGAAGAAAAAAAATCACAGTGGTTTGATTACATAGATGAAGAGTTTAGTAGAAGAGATAACGGTTTTTGGTTTAACAACAATGGAACACCAACATATATAACAGGTACACACTATATGTACTTGCAGTGGAGCAAAATAGATGTAGGTGCACCAGACTTCAGAGAAGCTAATAGAATATTCTATATATTTTGGGAAGCTTGTAAAGCAGACAAAAGATGTTATGGTATGTGTTACCTTAAAAACAGACGATCTGGTTTTTCTTTTATGTCGTCAGCTGAAACAGTTAACCAAGCCACGCTAGCAAGTGATAGTAGGTTTGGTATATTATCTAAAACAGGAGCAGATGCTAAAAAAATGTTTACAGACAAGGTTGTACCAATATCAGTTAACTATCCGTTCTTTTTCAAACCGATTCAAGACGGTATGGACAGACCTAAGTCTGAGCTTGCTTATAGAGTTCCTGCAAGTAAGTTCACACGTAAAAAGATTGTTGCTAACGAAAAGCAGGAAGACTTGGCTGGACTTGACACTACTATTGATTGGAAAAATACGGGTGACAACAGTTATGATGGAGAAAAACTTAATTTACTAGTACATGATGAAAGTGGTAAGTGGGAAAGACCTGATAATATATTAAACAACTGGCGAGTAACAAAAACTTGTCTAAGATTAGGTAGTAGAATTATTGGTAAGTGTATGATGGGATCAACATCTAACGCACTAGATAAAGGAGGTAATAACTTTAAAAAACTATATGGTCAATCAGATGTTACTAAAAGAAACAGAAATGGACAGACAGCGTCTGGTCTATATTCTCTTTTTATCCCAATGGAGTGGAACTACGAAGGATTTATTGATGAACACGGATGCCCAGTCTTCGATAATCCGAGTGATGAAGTGTTTGACCCACATGGGGAATTAATAGATGTAGGTGTAATAGAGAACTGGCAAAACGAAGCTGACGGTTTAAAAAATGATCAAGATGCACTAAACGAATTTTACAGACAGTTTCCAAGAACTACGGAGCATGCGTTTAGAGATGAAACAAAAAATAGTATATTTAATTTAGTAAAAATATACGAACAAATAGATTATAACGAAGAAATGGCTAGTTCGCTAGGTATTACACAAGGAAGTTTTCAATGGGTTAATGGTAAAAAAGATACACAGGTGATTTTTTATCCAAACAAAAACGGTAGATTTAAAGTAAGCTGGACACCTCAAGTTCATTTACAAAACAACGTTATAATTAAAAATGGTGTTAAGTGGCCTGGAAATGAACACATGGGTGCTTTTGGTTGTGATAGCTACGATATATCAGGAACTGTAGATGGTGTAGGTTCTAAAGGTGCTTTACACGGACTAACTAAGTTTAGTATGGAAGACGCTCCAGCTAACACGTTTTTTTTAGAGTACTTAGCTAGGCCACAAACCGCAGAGATATTCTTTGAAGACGTTCTAATGGCATTAGTATTTTACGGGATGCCTTTACTTGCAGAGAACAATAAACCTCGTCTATTGTATT